TTTGTATTTTTGTTCAAAAAGTGTATATTTTTAAAAAACATACCACATATCATAATTCTTATAGACCATTAAATTAATTTTATTTATTTGTAAAAATTTAAAGACTGATAATTCGAGAGCATCTATTTAATATTGTGTTTTTTGGGCTAAAATATTAAATTTTACCATTTATTTTTAAATATATTTTTATTTATATTACCACTGTTTAACATCTAATTTATTAATTCTTTTGGTTAGATTATGTGAAGTGTTTGTTAAATGTCTCCAATAAGGAGATCTAACATGACCCCAACATAAAACAATTTCGATATTGCAAATATCGCATTTATCTCTTGGTCTTGGATATAATCTTCCACTTTCAATAACGCTGTCAATTATTTCATCATTTGTTTTATTATTTAACATATAATACGATAAAACAATAATAATATAATCATAACGAATAATTTACTAAAATAATTAAATAATTAATACAATTGTCTTAAAGAACCATATTGTGTTTTTAATAAGCACTTCGAAATAATAGACAAATATTGTGAAACATCAATGCAAGCAAATATTAATAATGATGATATTCCAAAAGTTTTTTCTTGCAATCATTGTGATAAACAATTTGATACACAAAAAGGTACAACATATCATTAAAATTTTTTTGTCTTGCAAAAAAATAGAAAAAAATATGAAAGTATTTTTCTATTTTTATCATGTAATTGTAATATTATTAATTATTTACTCTTATTCGCATCATTTCAACTTCTTTTTTTAACAATTCAATTTCATATTTTTGAATTTCATTTGCATGTTTTTCTTTTTGAAGTTCCATTTCTTTAATCAATAATTCTTTTTCATGTCGTTCTTTTTGAATGTCTTTCTCATATTTATGTTCCAATTCAAGTTTCTGTTTTTCGATTTCACCAATTTGTTTATTTAATTCTGATGTATGACCTGAATATTTCATATCAATATTCTCATATACTCTTTTGACTATTTTTAAAATATCTTTGTTAATAATAACTAATTCATCATGATCTTTGTATTTTATTCTATATTCACTTAATGCATCCTTTAGTTCATTTTCTGCTTCTCTTAAATATAATGGATCAATGAATGTATAATAAACTAATTTCATATCAATATGATTTTTTAATTCTTTGTATTCGGTTTTATGACCATTTTTACGATCATCAAATGATTTTGTTAAACCAAATTTATAAACAATTGCATCATTTGATACATCATCTTCAATATTCATAATAGATTTAAGTTTATCAACTGTATTAAATGCAGTTAAATATACACATGGTAATGATCTGGTATTAACTGAAAATAATTCTTGAATAGATTCGTATGAGACACCTTTGATGTTGGCAATTAATTTATCTTTTTTTTCAGTTGTGCCCATTTGAACTGTAAATGCGGATTCATATAGTGTGTGTAATATATGCTTTGCCAATTGTTTACGTTTATGATTTCTGATATATTTATTAAAATCATTGAATTGATATTGATTTATAATATTATAATTATTTTTATGACCATTAAAAAATAATTTAATAATTTGTATACCTTTATTTACACCGTTAATATGTTGATATATAATATTTGCTAATATGTTCATTCTGTGTTGCCATTCTTCATAATTCGTATATATTTCATTATGAATTATATCATTTGAATCTAAATATCGATCTGGATTAAATCGGATCATTATTATATTTTTACCATTAAATTCATTAAAAATTGTTTTGTTACGTATATTTTCAGTTTCTTCATCATAATATTGATGTCTATGTTCATCTATTTCAATTATAATTACATTGTTATTAATTATAGTGTACATATCTGGTCTGAATTTGCATTTAAGTTGTTTATTGCATTGCCAAATATATTCATTAAATATTAATTTTATATTTGCAACTATATTTGTCTCTTTAATTCTGTCATTTTTTATATTATGTAAAAATCTTATAAAACCACTAAAAGTCAAAAATAATTCTTTTTTTGACTTTATCATGTTTGAATCTTTAATGTTTACAGTAAAATATTTATAATGTTCACCATCTATATATCCATCCTTATTTGTTTTATCTATTAAAATATCAATTATTCTTGGCATTTCAAAACCATCACTAACATCTTTAACTTTAAAATAACATTTTTCATGATGTCTTTCTCCTCTAACTTCAATATCAATTATTTCTCCATTTGCCTTTTTAAATTTTTCATTATCATTTAACTTTAGTACTTCTGGTGCTGGCATTACATCATATAAGGTATCTATATCAATTTCAATTGGTTCAATATCTTGTATATTATCAATATTAATGTTTTTTGGTTCAATCGTGTTTTTTGTGTCAGTTTTCTTAATTTGTGTTATTGTTTGTTTATTTTTTAGTCGAATCATCATCGGAATATTTGAATTAACCCAATTTGATTCTAAATATAATTTTGCTCTAACATACTCTTCATTTGAAACAAGAAATTTACCATCTTTTACATAACCATACATAATTGCAGAATCAGGAATATTTTTTTTCTTAATAATTCCTCGAAGATTTCGATGAGTTCCAGAAAAATATGGCGTATCATATGCATTTAAATCATCAACTGAAAAATAAAATTTACCATTAACTTTAATTGATTGTGGTACGTTTTCTGTTGCTAACATATCTCTATTATTATAATATTTGCTATTATATAATTGTTTAAGTTAATTTGTAAATAAAAATATTTTTATTTACAAAATTTTGTAAATAAAATATTAATTATCTATCTTATAAATCATCATTTTGCTTGTATAATTGATTAATTTTAAGTGTGCATATAATGCCATATGAATCATACTAAAAATATCACACAAATCATATTTAATTGATCTAATAAATTTTTTTACATTATTATTAAAATATTTCTCATACAATAATCTAATTATTTTATCGTTAAATGGTCCTTTGTGTGTCATTTGTAATTTAATCATTTTAATGACATCTTCTATATTTATATCCATTGTTTTTATATTTTTAAGATGATAATAATTTGTTTTTACATTCAAATGATCTATTTTATCTTGATATTTAAATCCGTATTTATAGTAATAAGGATATCCATTTGATAATGTATTTCCAATGTCTAATCTAAAATTGTTTGTTGAATTGGTACATGTATGATAACTATAATCGGATAATTCAATTGAGTTAATGTGTGCACTTTTTGCCAAACTTTTTATGATTTCTATTATTTTAGGAATAAATTTTTCACTTGTTTTAATACAATTACTATTACTTCTAAGATCAATTATTTCACATACATTATTTTCATAGTTTAATACAAAAGAAGCACATACTAATTTATCATCAATCGTTAAAACAACTATTCTTATTTCATCATCTGTTGATTCTTCAATATCTATTTTTATATTTAAATCTACATATTGTTTTAATATTTCATTTATGGTTTCAATAGATCCACCAGTTAAATTATTATTATTTAATTTATATTGTTTATAACCATATTTATGATTCACATGATTATAAACATTATTTATTATTTCTTTTCCATTATAATATTTAGCGTACTTTTTTAATAATGTTGTCATTTATTAATACTAATAATTAGAAATTAAATGTCATTATTTTACTTTTGCCATAATTTTTTAATCTTAAAAATCTAAATAAATTATCACACGTTAAACTAAATATCTCACATAAATTGTATTTAAAATTCTTCATAAATATTTTAATATTTTTTTCATAACATTTTTCATATATTTTTTTTATTTTACCAACTATTTTATTTTGATCATAATGTAAATCCTCTATTTCAAATAAAATAATATCAATTATATCATTTATTTGAAAATCCTTTTTTGCATTTTTTTTAAAGCTAAATAATTGTGTTTTACACGATTATGTATTACTTCATCTTGATATTTAAATCCGTATTTATAGTAATAAGGATATCCATTTGATAATGTATTACCAATGTCCAATCTAAAATTGTTTATTTAATTGGTACATGTATGATAACTATTATCTGATAATTCAATTGATTTTATACTTGTTGCAATACATATTCCTTATAATCTCTATTATTTTAGGAATAAATTTTTCACTTGTTTTGATGCAATTACTATTACTTCGAAGATCTATTATTTCACATACATTATTTTCATAGTTTAATACAAAAGAAGCACATACTAATTTATCATCAATCGTTAAAACAATTATTCTTATTTCATTATCAGTTGATTCTTCAATATCTATTTTGCCGTAGGTACCTGTGGTAATATTTAAATCTACATATTGTTTTAATATCTCATTTATGGTTTCAATAGATCCGCTCTTTAGTTCTCAGCCAATTAAATTGTTATTATTTAATTTATATTGTTTATAACCATATTTATTATTAACATAATTGTAAATATTGTTTATTATTTCTTTTCCATTTTTATAATTAGCATACTTTTTTAATAGTGTTGTCATTTATAAAATAGCAATAAGAAAATAATATTATTTCCTTATTGCTATTTATTATTCATAATAAATTTGATATTATTAAATCATACAGAATAATTGTTAATAAAAAATATCATGGCATCTCACTAAGGTTAACTAATTTATTGGAAAATTATAGTCAAATAGGTGGCGACATTAAAAAAATAACTATAGACAATCACAAAGTTAAATTTAACATGATATATAATAATGATGATGATGAAATGAGTATTCAATTATTAACAATGGATGGATCTTTACAATGTGGAATTATTTTGATTGATAAAGAAAATCCGACAGAAGCTATATTTCTCTTTAGTCTCTACGAGCCTAGCGAGTAAGGACAAGATGTCCATGCATATGACAATTGTTATGATTCAACTATAGAAAATATGTCACATGGTAAAATAATAGTTAAACTAATGATTGCAATATGTAGAAAATATGGCGTTAAAAAAATTATGTTGGCTGATAATTCTCGCATTACAATTAACAAATATGATTTAGATCTAAAACTTTTTTATACAATGACACATGGATATCCATGGTATGTTCAATTTGGTTTTAAAAATGAAGATCCAGATGATTATTTAATTATTAAACATAATTATAAACTTCTCAAAGGTAAAAAAGTATCTGATTTTGATGAAAATGTATTTATTGATCATAAATTTATAGAATTCGCCAGATCTAATATGGATATGTTTATTAAACAATTTATTAAAGAAATTTGTAATCTTGATATAAAACTATTTCACGGTTTGTATGAGGAAATATATATAGAAATATAGATTTAATTAAAACTAAACATAAACAATATTATTTGGATGTTTAATTGGTTTATAAATTAAAAATTTTTAATAGTTGATATCAATTACTATTAATTTTTTCAAATTCTCTATCTAAAAAATTTGTTATTTCTTTTGATGTAGATATGTTATACGGTATAACAATAAATGGTATATCATTATCTTCTGCATATTGTTGTTTAATTTTATCATTTTTTTGGGTTTTTTGTAAAGCCAACTCACCACCGAATATACTAACAGGTTTATAATGTTGCATACCGTTATATTCAATTAATATTTCAACGTCATTATAATTTACACAAAAATCAAAACGTAAACAATTTATATTTTTACATTTTTCATATGTTTTTTGACATACAAAAGGTATATCATTATTTATTAAATAATTCGCAACCATTGCTTCATATTTAGATGCATATATCTTATTTCTAGTAATATTGTTTGGTTGGACATATTCTAGTTGACTTCCTGTTTTATAGTATCGATGTCTGTTTTCTTTCCATGTTTCTAACATATTTGAATTTGTCATTAAGTGCATAAAATTAAATACAAAATTATCATTATGATTTAATTGTTCATTTTGTAAGAACGATAATCCATTTTTTATTTCGCATTGTCGAATTTTATTATTTGGTTGTTGTGATATAAAATTATATAAATAAGATGTTAATTCACTTACATTATTTTTAAATTGGATAATCAAATCGTCGTATTTACTGGTTTTATTATCAAATGACACATCTTTATTTATTTCATTATTAACCAAAAGAATTAAGAAAATAGACTATAATATGATGAACATAAAAGTTAAAATAAATTAATCTAAAAAGGTAAAATTTGTATTTTTGTTCAAAAAGTGTATATTTTTAAAAAACA